AACGGTCAGATTGTTACCGTCAACAACAACAACTTTAGAAATAGCCATGTCAATCCCCTTACAAAACAACAACACCGTCCGAACGAACCAAGAACATCAAAAAGATGATGTTGTCTTCCGCCGGAGTTGGTGGGGCAGCACTGAATGCAATTTTGATCTTACCTGTGAAGCACACAGGGTTTTGAGCGTTGATTTCCAACTGCGGGTCAGAACTAATCAAGCCCCAAGCAGTGTCATCAATCACCAGTGTGAACGAGCCAGCCGCATCAACCTTGTTGGCGATGGTCAGCGTAATAGCAGTCGGTGTCGGTTCGTAGTTGGCAACATCAAAAGACAAGCCGTTGCGTGTGTCAATTAGGTTGGAGATTTGCCTACGAGCAATGTCAGCAGTGATGGTTGCTGTTGACAGGTTGACGGGGAGGTTTTGCCCGTCAAGGATGGTGATGTTCCAATACCATTTCTGGTTGTAAACAAGTTCACCCGTAATAAGGGGTGAATCAAAGCCAGAAACTTGTGTAATTACGTTCTTGCTGAATAAGGCCACTTTATTTCTCCAATGTAATTATAAAATATCCTTCTTTTGGAGGATAAAAATATCCTTTCAAAGAACAACCTTTAAATCTATTACCAATACATTTTAATCCATGAGCTTGTGCCGCCTCTTTTAAGGTGCCAAATTTGCCAATTGGAGTTACGTACATAAATCTTGGCTTCATGGGTTTTGACATACCTGTATGTGCAAGAGACAATTTTCTCTTTGTCTCCTCTGTCCTTGGCCCCCTTTTAATTGGCTTCAGGGCAACTGATCGCTTAAAAGCTTCTGAAGCATTTTTGATGTGCTCTTGACTTTTAGCTTTGCCTTTTAAACTTTTAGAAATAGCTTCTTTGTGCTTTTCGGTAAGTTTAATGCCTTTTTTGGCTTTGCCGCCTTCGCTTACGCCTTGCAAAGCCTCGGAGATTTTTTTGCGTGTTTCTTCGCTTCTTGGTTTACCATACAAAGGATGGTCAGCGCCTTTTAGGCCATTGCCGCCATCACCACCATCGGTCAGATTGGTTAAAGGAAAAAACTTTTTAAGCGCAGCAATGACAAATTTTTCTGCGTTGTAGGCTTGACGATGGGTCAGTCCATCTTGAATGATTGTTGCCTTGCACCCGGCTTTTTCGCAAACTCGCTTCCAATAAGGATTTCGGTCTTTGTGTGATGTGTGTCGGTTGTCAGAGCCTTTCCCAACATAAAAAGGCGCTGCATTGTCTAGCCTAGTGTGAACATAAACAAATGCCATGATCGTTTCCTGTACTCAGGTCAAACGCTCCCCGCCTACTGGCAGGGCTACGGGTCTTGTAATGTCTTTTGCTAACTATACCTGAAATCAGGCAGGTGGAGTAGGCCAAATAATGTTAAACGGGTCAGGCTGTTCGGTGACATCTCTAAGTGCTTGGCGGTAAGGTTCCCACAAAGCTTTTGTCTCCGCAGGGATGTCAGCTAACTGCGTCCAATCACACGCCATAAGTTTTAATTTTCGCTCTGACCGAACAACACGCCATTGGGATTCATCCGTTCTAGGGTCTACCCATTGCTTGGTAGAGTAGTCAAAAACGCAGTACTTATTTGGCTGCGGTGGAAACTCAACTGGCAGACTGTTTTCAATGTAGTAATGACTATCTGGATAGTCGCCTTCAATGTAACTTTCATTTGGTGCAAGTTGATCTTCAATGTTGTCGCATCCAACAACTTTGGTGATTTGCCCGTTTTGGGTATAGACGGTGTACATCATCGTTTTGTCTCAATTACAAATAAAGATCGGTTTGAAGCACCAGCATAAGAAGTTATTGTCGTTGCGCCAAATGGGTTTGAACTTTGGCACTGAACTTTATACGTGTAAGTGCCAGCGGATGGTGTTTCGCTATAAGACATTGCTGCTTCGTTTGACTGCATCAATTCCGTTGTGCCTCTAACAAGCCTGTAGGTTGGAACGATTGCAACATCAGTATCTCCATTTAGACCCGCACCATAAAGCACGTTTGCGGCGCTAGCAACATAAACACGTTGGCCTGTTGTTGTAATTGAAATTGTTTGAATGTCTTCCCAAGTGGTAAATGTTGAATTTCTAAAATCGCCAGCCGTAAAAGAACTAACAGGAACAGTTACCGCATTCAAATTAATGTTTGCAGTCGCCACCACGTTACCGTTCAACGTCATCTGTGTGCCGTTAAACGAAATGTTGGTTGTGCTGTTGCCAAGAGCAAATGTCCCGGTGCTGTTGATAACGCCACCCGAACCCGTCATGGTCGTGCCAGAGATGGCAGGAGATGAGCCAGATTGCAGTGTGCCTCTGGCGTACAAGCCGTTAAGGAAAGTATCACCTGTTGAGCGATCAATATAGTAACCAGCAGTACCCCATGTTGCCGGGGTTGCAGCTACAGGAGGGTTTGAGCCGTTCCAGTTGTCTGATCGGATGCTTTGGAAAACACCTGCCGCGATTGGGCCTGTCCAAGCTGTCCTGTTAGCAGGAACACCATCAACAGTAACGGCGTTGTCGTTGTAACGCCCTTGGATGTACCAAAGCACTTGGCCTACTGCAACAGTTGGTGTTGTCAGCGACCAACCTGATGGCGCCGCACTTCCAACGGTAGGCGTTGTAAATGTGGGTGTAGATGCGCTTTGGCTTTGAACCAGATAAGCGGTCAAAGATGTCAAGCCGTTTTCACCCGCTGGACCTGTGGCGCCTGTTGGCGTCCATGAGAAAGATGCGCTGACAGGGCTTTTGTTTGACCGTGAAATATCGCTGCCAACAACATAGGAAAAGTAATATGTCTCCGAGGCATCTGCGCCTGTTGGAAGCACTTGATTTTCAAATGTGTAGGTGGCGCTTGGCGTTAGCGGATTGCCGTTAATGTTTCCAGCAACTGACAGCAAGCGCCAATCGCTTTCGGCGGGTATTGGTGCTGCTGTGTAATACAACTCACAAAAAGTCACTCGACCAGTAGCCGGAATAGCAATCCTGACATCAAAGTTTGGAATAGGGCTGTCAGGGTTGTCTGCGGTAATTGTTGGGGCAGACAGTGGGCTGAAGTAAATAACAGAAGGCAATCCGCTGTTAGGCACAGGCGTATATTGTGTGATGTCAAAATCATCGTACACAGCAGCGCTGTACTCAGTCATCTCCAACTTTGCACCAAGCCCACCATCAGGCAATGACGCCTCGTTAACCTTGACCACGCGAAACAGCTTGTTTGTCCAGCCGTAGTCTGAATTGGTCACGCTTACCACATCACCAGCATCAACTTGAATGCCGTAGTAGGTTGTGCTGAAGCTGACAATCAAGTCCTCACGCGATTGCTCAAGAATTCGGTTGGCAAGATACTGCGCTTGCACCGAGTCGTTGCACAGGTCATAAGTGACGCTGTATTTGTTATCTGGCTCGTTTGGATAACGCAGCAATGCCGGGGTTGCAATGTTGACAAAGTTTGGCTGATCTCTTGAGCCTTTGTCAGGGAATTTGGCTTCTACTTGGTTGATAGATTGCGTAATGTCCGTAGCACTGACGCGAATCTCGCCAATGATGTTTTCATCGTCAAAGGCGTAAGCAGTTGTTTCTGCTTTATTGATAACGATGGACCACTGACCAAGAGCAGCGTTGTACGCCATCCAAGAATCGGAACAGGTCATTACCTTGTCAAGGTTACTCAGCACTGTTTGACCAGTGTCAATCACGCCATTCATGCGGTATCTTGCTTGCGTGGCAGAGCCGCCACCAGATGGTGTATAGGTGATTGTTTGATCTGAGTAAGCGTTTAACGCTGTGGCAGAACTTGCATTTACAAAATCAGGATCGACAGCGCCGCCGTATGCTGCGTTTGTAATGTAGTCGTACCAAACATCGCCGGGCTTTGCTACACCTGTGCTGTTGAGGTAATGCTTTGCATAGAACGTAACTGGCGACAGGTTTGTTGTGCCGGCGTCTTGGTTGTAGTTCAGCTTAATGATGGCAAACGCCAAGCCATTCATCTGACGGCCACTAGAAGGCCAGCGCAAGTCCACGGCAATGTCTGATCCACCCATTACTACGTTAGGGGCAGATGCGCCGTTTAATGCGGTAATAGTGCCAGCAGCGGTTGACCTGTATAGGCTGATGTACAAGTTGCCGCTAATTTTTGTATCTACGTTACCAGCTTCATCAGTTAGGCTAACAACTTTTGTCAGGTCTGTGCCATCAAACGTAACCAGCCTGTCGCCGTAGTAAAACTTGGTTGTGTCAAACGTAAATTGACCGTTAGGGCTAACGCACGACACAGCCATGACGTAGTACATTGTCTTCTGGTCGGTGGTTAAAACAGCGTCTACAAACGTGCCGCCAAGGTAAGCATCACCATACACAATTGGAATTGAGTTTGTGCTTGCTGGCGGGATTTGCTGGCGTGTGCCGCTGTCTTGTGGGCCTTGACCGCTTTGACCAAACACGCGAGTCACAATCATTGACAATGCAAAGTTCACTGCAAAAACAGTTGCCGCATAAGCAAAGGTTCCGGCTGCGAAATATGCCGCCGCAATCATAGTTGCTACCATCTTTTACTCCCGTACAAACGATGCGCCCAAAGGAGCGTAACCGCGTTTTGTGTAATCAATCAAAGGACCGTTGGCAGAAATGCTTGTGACAACAAAATCAATGTCGCCAGTTTTAAGCATCTCTTCAGCCCTCTCGTCAAATGCTTTCCATAGCCTACCGCCAATTGTCCCATTCCGGTATTCAGGCTCGACCCACCACAGCAATTCATTTAACTCTTTCAATTCAGGACACCACACATTACTTTGCTTGATTGCAACAAGTGCGCCGCGCATGTAATTGTCAATGTAGATAAATCCTCGCCCAGCAATAATGCCAAAAAGCAATTGCTCAACGTGCTTTGGGTTGTGATGCTTTTGCTGACCAAGCGACTTGATTGGCGTTTCGTAGGCATAGGCTTCAACAATCTCAAGCAATCTTGGAATGTCGTATCTTGTTGCTAGTCTTATCATTTATGCGCCGTAACTTGTGTCAACCATTTCAGCTGGAGTTGTCGTGTCAGTCGATTGAGTGTCTGTTTGCGGGGTCTTGCCAAAGTCAAAATAGGTGTTTGCAATGGTAGCCACTCGGTTCATGCTTGTATCACCGGGGTACAGAAACTGCCAGCTTGATTGGTTTGTCTTTACGCCGCCAAGCCTGTTTTCCAAAATGCGCCGCATTGACGAGCAAGCGATTGAGCAGGTTGCAATCCTTGTTCGCATCTCAGAGTTAAAGTCTTCCGTGATGGACACGCTATTGATGATGCCCTGATAGCGCTTAAAGAATTGCGTTGTTGGTGTAGTAATGATCTGATTGTTTGAGTCAAAGAACCCGCGCCAGACTTCAACTAACGAACCCTTAATGTCGTTGCCAAGAATCAGGCCAATGTTTGCCGGGTCAATGCCCGTCAACGCAATAGTCATGTCATCCGAGGTAGAGCGCATATCACGCTGTACATCACCTACGTTAAGCAGCGCACCAAGGTTGCTAAAGGTAATGCCGCCAACAGTAATGGGCGCTGCTGCGTTGCAAAACGTGTACACAGTTGCGGCTGTGCCAACCGTCAATTTTACAAATTCTGCGTGATTAATCTGTGGGCCACTCAAGGCCGACATTGCTGTCATGTGATGTACTCCCTAAAAACAAACGCATCGTCCCATTGAACAAATGCGCCATCTGTCATTGGGTTCAAAGTATACGTTGGGCAGCGTTCAGCCACAACAGTAAATGTGCAAGCGTTGCCAATAGACACAGTTGCACCAGAAACAGGTGAGCCAATCAAAGGACGATGAATGTTGACCACGGAACCAGCAGAGTCTGCCGTGACCTTGTAGGTGTATCCGCCCACCATGATGAAATCACCCGCCTTAAACGTCCCGTTAGAGGTCAAGTTAAGCGTTTGCGTGTTGGCAGTAGGCGTACCGTTCAACGTGGCCGCTGTAGCAGTTCCAAGCGTCTTGGTAAACCAATTCAAGTTGCCATGGTTGAACGTGATGGTTTCTGGCAGTTGACGGTCTTTGTTGTCAATTGTTTGGATGATGTCTCGCACCTGTGGGTAGTACAGGTAATTGTGAGGCGTAACCGTAAACACCCAAGGAACCGCCGTCAGGTACTGAGCAACAGTGATGTAGCCAGAACGTGCAACCTGCTGCCCAACCATCCTGCGGTTGTTAACAGTCATGGACTGCTGAATATTAAACACCGTTTGGAAACTCATGCCCTTCTCCCGTTCGATGCCAACTGCTTGTTAGCGTATTGGTAGCCAGCCCAGATTGTATTGCTGCTCTCAAGCAACCTGTTTTCAAACGACTTGGCATCAATTGCGTTGATGTAGTTGTTTGTCACGTTGGTGGTGCTGCCCATGTTGCTTATTTGATTGTTGGGCACGACTGTTCCAGCCGATCTAGGAACAAACAACTCAGGGCCACGTTCACCAACGATATATGGAGTGTTGGCATCAGCAGGACCGCCTTCAGCCAGAAAGCCGCCCAAGTCCATATTGCCATAAGCGTTGCCAGTTCCAAATCCACCGCCAGAATACATGCTGAAGGCCGATCCAAGAAACTTCATTGCAGCAGCCTTCATCTGGATTGCGATCAAGTCCTGAATGACGCTACGAGCAAAGTCCTTCATATTCAACTTGCC